GCGTAAGTTCAGCTTTTACCTGCTGTGCTGCGTACAGTTCCCTACCATTAAGCGTTAGTGGCCAGCAAACAGTTGCAATGAAGCTAGGAAGCATTTCAGAAAAGGTAAAGCAAGCGATAAAGGAAGAGATAGGGGCATCTGCTCTTAGGATACAGGCATCTGCTAAGAGGAGGTGCCCTGTTCGTACTGGTGCACTCAGAAATTCCATCACGGTTGACTTGTACGGAGAAATGTCAGCAGAGATAGCTCCACACATGCCTTATGCAATGTTCGTTGAATTTGGCACGCGCAAGATGAGAGCAAGGCCCTACATGACACCTGCAGCTGAAGAAGAACGCTCAAGGTTGGCAAAAGAACTGGAAATTATTGTAAGGACGAATGCAACATGAAGTCGCCATTATTAGCACTGCAAAAAGCGCTGTATGACAGGTTATCACAAACCTTAAGTTGCAGTGTGTATGATGCTGTGCCACAAGGTGCTGCAATGCCGTATGTAACAATTGGCGAAGACACAGCAATTGACTGGAGCACGAAGCTTGAGAATGGGCAAGAAGTAACACATACCTTGCATATCTGGAGCGGCTACGACGGTGCGATGGAAGTAAAACAAATAACAGATACTGTTATACAAGCTGTAACGTCGCAGCCGTTGGTGCTTGAAGGCTTTTACATGGTTGTAGCAACGCTAGATATGACAGAAGTAATACGAGACCCTGACGGATACAGGCATGCTGTCATAAGATTTAGGTTCAAAATACAAGAAAAATAGGAGGTAAAGGAATATGCCAGCAGTAACTGGAGTAACCTTTGTAATTCAAGTAAATACGGGGACGGAAGCAACCCCAGAATGGAAGAGTGTAGCAGGGCAGAGAGGAGCCACGTTAAACAGAGGTGTTGATGAGGCAGACCTTACATCTAAGGACTCGTTAGGATGGCACGAAGGTGCGCCTACAATTCGCAACTGGAGTATCGACTTTGATGGCTTGGTGGTTGAGGATGATGAAGCATACAAGCTATTAGAGGCTGCATATATGGAGAACGAAATATTGCAGGTACAGGTGGTAACTCCAGCAGGTAATAAGTACTCGGGCAAGGCTTTTCTTACTGACTTCCCTATTGATGCGCCTTACGATGATGCGATGACCTATACAGGTACTCTTCAAGGGACTGGACCGCTTGTTATTACACCTGCTCCGTAGGTGAGTGCGTAAATGATAGCAGAGTATGAACTAAAATCTGGAGATAAAGTCTACCCATTAAAGTTTAATAACAAGGCACTGAGAACGCTGGAGACGACCTTAGATATGCCTATAACTAAAATAGGTGAGGTTTTGCAGGACCAAATAAGCATTGGACTGCTTACCGAAATATTCAGGGCTGGGCTTATACACTGGAAACCCGACATAACAATTGACGAAGCTGGAGAAATAATAGATGAAATTGGCATGACTACAGCGGCTGATGCGGTAGGAAAGGCTTTTGCTTTAGCTTTCGGTACGGAAGAGGAAAAGCCAAAAAACGCACGGAAGGGGGAGGTACGTGGAACTGGAGAGAGTACCTCCTCCAAAGCCTAAAGGTCGGCGTGAGCATACAGGAATTCTGGGAACTTACTCCTAGTGAGATAGCGCTTATAGCTGAGGCAAAGAATTTGCAGCGAGAGGACCAGATGTACCAGTTGGCTTGGGCAGTGTCGTACATAATCAGCTACACGGGCAGACTTAAACGTCCTGTTCCACCTTCAAAACTGTTGCCGCAGCGACAAGATAAGAAACCAAAGCGCATTGAAAACAAACAGCAAGAGTGGGAAGAAATAAAAAAGATGTTTGGAGGTGAGTAAATGGCAGATGCAGGAAACGTAGTAGTAAGGGTATCGGCAAACATTGATGACTTTAACCGTAAGATGCAGCTTCTTAGTAAAGAGATTAACGAAGTTCAAAACAAGTTTTCTGGCTTCACTAACGTTGGTAAACAGCTCACCTCAGTAGGGCGTAACATGACTTTGGGGGTTACATTGCCTATTACTCTTGCTGGTGGCGCTGCGGTTAAAGCTGCTTCAGACTTTGAACTAATGTCAAATATCTTCCAGTCTGTTACAAATGCCACGACGGACCAGATGAAGCAGATGCAAGACGTTGCTATTGCACTCGGCGAAGACTTGACACTTCCTGCTACCTCGGCAGTAGATGCTGGAGAGGCAATGACCGAATTAGCAAAAGCTGGTGTAAGTGTGGACGATACCTTCAAAGCGGCAAAGGGTACGCTTCAGCTAGCGGCTGCGGCAATGATGGACAATGCTGAGGCAGGTAAAATAATCGGTCAAACTCTAAACGCTTTTGGTCTCACTGGTGATGAGGCTGTAAGGATAGCAGACTTACTGGCTAACAGCGCGAATGCAGCGGCTGGTGAAATAAGCGACATGGCTTATGCGTTACAAATGGGAAGTGCAGTCGCGAGTATGGCTGGAGTAAAGGTGGAAGACTTTGTAACGGCGATAAGCTTAATGGCAAACGCTGGTGTGGTAGGAAGCGACGCAGGTACAAGCTTGAAGTCGATGTTCATGCGCTTAATACATCCTATTGGAAGAGGAGAAGATGCGCTCCACGAGTATGGTTTAGAAGTATATGACGCTACTGGGAAAATGAAACCGCTACCCGAATTGATAGAACTGTTTAACGAGAAACTCGGCAAATTAACGGACGAAGAAAGGAATGCTGCACTAGGTGCTATTTTCGGTACTGATGCTATACGCGCTGCTAACATTGTGCTTATGGACGGTATCGATAAGTGGGATGGAATGTACGAAGCAGTTACTAGAAGTGGAGGAGCAGCAGACGTAGCAGAAGCAAAAATGAAAGGCACAAGCGGAGCTATTCAGGGACTTACGTCAATGCTTGAGACGTTAGCGCTAACACTTGGCAATATCCTGCTTCCTGTTATCACCCCTGTGATTAGAGCGATAACTGACTTAGTGAAGTGGTTTGGAGATCTTCCTAGAGGTATACAAACCACAGTTATAGCAGTTGCTGGGCTCGCAGCAGCCATAGGACCTTTAGTATTGATTGGGGGAAAACTTCTAGGCGGGTTTGTTAGCGTTACAAAGGTTCTTCCTCTTATCGCGAAAGGGTTTTCTGCTTTGTTGGGACCTGTAGGATTGACAGTAGCAGCAATTGCGGGAGTTACTGCGGCAATAGCGTATTTATGGAAGAATAACGAAGGCTTTAGAGACTTTGTTATTCAGGCGTGGGATGCGATAAGTAAAGCTGTTAGAACTGCGGTTGACTTTATTGGCGGAGCGATACGCAAAGTAACAGACTTCTTTGGAATTACACGAACTACTGTAGCAGATGAGGTTGAAGCGATGAGCGATGAAACGACGGCAGAAATTGTTAGGATGTCGCAAGGAATTGAGAGCAACCTCTTCTTACTTCAGGCTCAGGGGAAAAGCATAAGCAAGGAAATGGCTGATGGAATAATTGCTGAAAGCAAAAGGATGAAGGAACAGGCAGTCAAAGCGATAAACGAGCAATATCAGGAGACAGTGGATAAGCTCGGGTATCTTAGAGACACAGCAGGTATGATTACGAATGACCAATATACCAAAATGCTCGAGATAGAGACCAAGCGCAAAAATGACCAAATAGCTAACCAAGAAGAACTAAACAAACAGGTAGAGCAAAAGATAAGAGAGCTTCAAAGCAGCGGCGTAGCGGTAACAGAGGAAATGAGGCAGCAAATAGTCCAAACGGTACAAGCGCAGAGGGATGGAGTAATTATGGCTGTTTCTGAGCAGAAAGACAAGGCGGCAGCGGTTATAGCAATGCTTAAGGCTGAGTCTGGACAGATAACAGCGGAGATGGCAGCTGAGGCGATAAAGAACAGCCTGACACAGAAGGAAGAAACGATAAAGAACGCAAACGAGCAATACCAGAAAACGGTAGAAGCGATTATGGCTATGAGCGATGAGGCAATAGCTACAACGGGCTATACAAGGGATGAGCTTATTAACAATGCTAAGTTGCAGCGTGATAGCACAGTTGAGGCAGCGACGTTGATGCATGAGGAAACCGTTAGGGAAATAGCAAACATGGCTGGAGAAAGTATTCAGAATGTGAACCTGTCTACTGGCGAAATGCTGTCCACGTGGGATAAGTTAAAGATGGGTGCGGCTTCTAAGTTTACCGAGATAAAGAACACAATAGTAACGGCTATTGGAGAGTCTAAGCACAACCTTTCTGTGTTATGGGGAGAAATTGCGACTACAGCTGCAAGTGCTTGGAATGGCATAAAGAGTACTGCCAGCACCGTGTGGAATGGAATAAAAACTGCTATTAGCGACCCGATAGGCTCTCTAAAGGGTATTCTGTCTAGTGTGTGGGATAGCATAAGTACTACTGCTAGTAAAGCGTGGAATGGGCTAGTAGGTCTAGCATCTGACATGTTCGGAAGAGTTAAGGATGCGATACTGAGACCGTTTAGAAACCTTCACATACCACTTCCGCATTTCACGTTTAGTACAAGAGAAGTATCAATAGCGGGGATAAAATTCCCTATCCCAGACATTGATATAGACTGGTACAAAACAGGCGGCATATTCACACAACCTAGTATTATCGGTGTTGGTGAGTCTGGACCAGAGGCAGTGCTTCCTCTAAACGACTTCGTTATGGGCTCGATAGCTGAAGAAATAGCATCGAAGTTAGCGAATGCAGGATACACCGGAGGTAGCTTCACAATAACTGTGCCTGTATACTTAGACGGTAGAGAAATAGCACGTGTAACGACTCCCTACGTAAACGAATACTTAGGGAAGAGTTATAGGAGTAATGCTCGTGGTGGAGGTGTGCTATAGTGGCTGGCGGGTTTAAGCTTGGAGGAATTGACGCATCTGAGTTTGGTATACGGCTATTGCAGGGGACACAGATAGCATGCTACCAGATACCAGAGACATAACGGCGGTTATACCCGGAGTGCATGGAGCGTACGACTTCGGAGCTATGATGGATGTAAGAACATTTGAACTTAAGTGCGCGATGACTGGAGCAGGCTCTCCTACTGAGTTGCAGCAGCAAGTACGTACGTTTGTGCAACATCTCGTAGATACTAATGGGCAACCTAGAACACTTAGCTTGGTATTCGATGAAGAACCTGATAAGACGTACTATGTAAGATATTCGGGCTCAGCTCCGCTAGAACAGATTGTGTCGATTGGGATATTTACTCTGCCGTTGGTGGCTTTCGACCCGTGCGCATATGGAGTAGAACAGGAAGTAGAGCAAGTTGTAGAGACTTCTCCTGATACAATAACGGTAACATCGCATGGCAATGTGTCTACAC